GGCTTGGGGATACCGTAGTCAACACCGTACCATTCAAGACCATGCTTCAGTCTGTCGTGGTGCAGATACCAGCTAAGGGCTAGTGTGTCTACCAGACGTGCCTTTACCTTGATACCCAGCACTTTTTCCACTGCGGGGATGTCGAATCGGATAATATTATGACCTATGAGGTAATGATGGGTTTTAAAGAACTCACGCATTTCATCGTAGTCACCAGTCGATACAACATCCTTGCCATCATAGCTATACGACAAGACATGAATCTTGGTCAACTCATCTAATAGACCGTCTGTTTCAATGTCGAATACTGTTGTCATACGTTTTATTACCTTGTTCTCAGGGCTTCGTCTAAAGCAAAGCCGATTATTTCCACTGCTTTTGGTACGACAGCGTTACCTAAACACCCAAGTCTGTCCATTTGTGAGGGAACCCCATCAGATGCTCTGACCACTCCGGGTTTATCTTTCCCCCAGCATGAGTTGCTAAAGTTGGTGTGTTCCTTGTATACTCTGCGGGATATGCTCCCTCTTTGGAATTGTGCTTCGTTGGGGTAGGCAACAACCCAGATACGTTCTCTGAGGTGCGGCGCTCCAACGCTGGCAGCGGATAGGCAAAACCACTCTGCATCATACCCGACTTGGGCCAAGGACCAGAGAAAGTTGTTAAACCATTCCCCTTTATTTTCCGCTGGGCCGGAGAGTATCCGACTGACGTTTTCAAACAAAATGAAGGGTCTACCACACGCTTCTGCAAGACGGAGCATTTCTCTGAAAAGACCGCTTCGAGTACCCTCTCCAATGCCTCGCATTTGTCCTGCCGAGGACAAGTCTTGGCAAGGGAATCCCCCAGTGATAATGTCAACTGTTCCAACATCTTCCCCTTTAAGTTTTGTAACATCTAAATGGCAAGGTACGCCCGGCCAATGCTTATTTATAACCGCTCTTGGGTAACTTTCAATCTCGCAGAAAGCTACTGTCTCAAACTTACCCGTACCTTCTAACCCAACGGAAAAGCCACCTATGCCACTAAACAAGTCAAGGACTTTGTGCATTAGTGTACCTCTCGTAGTGTAAACGTATCAGTACTAAATCGCATCATACCGGCCTTACCTTCTTCAGAGCATGGTCGGTTCTTCTCAATAGTAAGGTGTGTCGTGTTACGCTCTTGCAAGTCAGTAGAATCCTTGTCACGCTTCAGGTCAATGATGACTGATGCCCGCTGCCCGATCATACGACAATACTTCATCTGACCATCATCATTAGTGTGGGCGATAGTAACGATACCCACATTCAACTCAGCAGACAGCTTAGACAGTCGCACAGACAAGTCAGCCAACATCTGTTCCTTGCTTTCCTCTGACGACCCAACAAGGACATCTTGGATAGGCTCAAAGAACACGAACTTAACACCACAAGCAACAGCAAAGTATCGTATCTGGTCGATAAGATCATCAGCACCTTGACCGTCACTCAGATAGAACTGGTAGAAGTTCTCATCCTTGGTCAGCTTACCGATAGCCTCAATGACACGATCCTCAGCACCCTTCTCTTCAATCAAGTCACGCCGTGTCAGGTTGTCGTTACACTCGTAAGACACAAGGCCAAGCAGTGACCTCAACTTAGTCTCTTCCAAGTGCCATGCAGCAATAGGGACACCACGCTTCAGCATGTTGTATTCCAAGAACCGCATCACTTCTGTCTTACCAATGCCTGTAGGTGCCTTGATAACCGTGAAGTGACCCTGCATCAACCCCAAGATTTTATCGTCTAGTGCTTGAATACCCGTAGGAATAAACTGATGCTCAGGCGTATCCTTGTACAACGACAAGAAGTCCTGTGTGCTGTTCATCACATTCTCAGGGACATACTTCCGTGCGTTCCACCATGCGCTCTTGAAGTCTGCTGCCTTACCTGCCTGTAGGAACTCATTGGCGTCCTTGTAGGGCCGATGGTCAACACGATAGACCTTATTAGGGAACAACTTAGACACACGGTCAGCAAGAGCATTACCAGCATCATCGTTGTCAACTGACAGCACGATCTTATCGAAACTGTTGAGCCAGTCTGCACAGTTCTCCCAGAGCTTCTTAGAGGGCGTAGCAGAGGGCAGTGACACTACTGGGTTGGTGTAGCCGCTCTTGAGCATCTGAGCCACTGACAGGGCGTCCAGTTCACCCTCAGTGATGGTTACCACCTTAGAGCTACCAGCAGTGAACAGGTTCATCCCGAACAGTTCGTCCCCCTTGAACCCTGCTTTGGCGTAGAAGCCTTTCTCTGTCAGGTTACGGACTTTAATTCCGCCGGAGGGGTAGACATACTCTTGACGGTTGTCGTAGGTCAGTACCCCGTAGTCCTCCATCGTCTTGGTGTTGATGCCACGCATGTTGACATATTCACCATCTGATACATCTTCGATCAGCTTTGGTGTGAACGACATAAAATTATCACCTCTCTTTGTCGGGTATCTTTCTTCAGCCCAATCGAATGTTTTTCCACTGGAAGGGTAACCTCTGTCACAGGCATGACACTTGCCGTATCCATCAGCATTGTAACTAAAGGCATCGGAAGAGCCACACGATTGGTAAGGGCAGGGTTGGTGTCCGTGTTCAGCCATGTGGCTCTCCTTATTTTAGCACTCGTCCATTTGACGAACAGTTTCCAGAACACCTTCCGCCTGAGTTGCCAGCTTGTCACGAAGCTGATCTGCGTGGTCAGGGTCAACCTTCTTCATAACACCGAAGGGCAGAAGAATCTTTACGATCTTGTTATCATCACCACGGACGGGGTTGCCCTCTTTATCCTTCAGCGGATACAGATACTCCTGCTTGCTGATATGTACACCACTACGCTTTTGATATGCGCGACGTGCATTGATAGCAGACTCTTTGACAGTGTTAACGCCACGGTCAATGACGCGGATGGTATTGTGCTGGATACCACGGAGACCAAGGTCAATACCGTAGGGGGAGACGCTACCCTGAGCAAGCTCCAGCTTCATTTGTGCATACTTTTGAGTTTGATTAGCCATTTGTCGAGTTCCTTCAGTTTACAATTTTAAGGTTAGGTTTGTCGTCAATGTAACCGACGATTTCGTCGTAGTTCTCGTTAATAACATCAGCAAGCATCAACAGTGCCTCTGCTTCATACTTTTGCATACGAACACTGCGATACAGTTCTCCAAGGATATAGTTCTCAATCTCCTTCTTGCCACCAAAGAGACGAAGCCTGTTCAGAGAGATCAGGATACCCGTGGCAGCATTGTTGGGGTTGAAGTCATCACCCAAGGTCTCATCCAGCTTACGCTGGTAAGCAGCATCAATGGGCTTCTCCCCACCGAGACGCTCAATCTTTTCTTCATCGGTCAGACTGTTCAACTCACGCTGAAGCTCTTCTGCACGACTGAGGGCTGTCTTAGCTGCTTCCCTTGGCTTCATTGAACCAGACGACACCGCCTCCTGTAGGTCTTCGTTGCCCTTGTCTTTAACCTTCTTATAGCCTTTCTTTGCAACCTTTACATCCTTCACCTTGACAGGTTCGTCAGACGACATGAAGTCTTCTACAAGTTCGTCAGGAACAGATGGTGCTGCTAGTTCGTAGAGAACTGTTATAGGTAAGTGTTGCGACATAAATGTCGTATCGAACCTACGACCAACCTGCATCATCCTCTCTCGCATCTTTGGCTTAAGATCAGGAAACTCTTCTTCACACCACTTACAAAATGCGATGTTGCTAGGGTTCATGTCACGACCCTCTTGCAGAGCCTGACCAGCCTTTATGATACCCTCAACAGCCTCAGACAAGTGCTTACGGACATCATCAGCGACATCATCAAGTGTCCTGCTGTTAGCTCTTGCTACAAGAGACTTGTGGTAGTCATCGTCATCCATCGTCTATCCTTTCGTTGTTAACTTAAGTTATATCTAGTAGTAGTAAACACTACAGTCAATAACCTAAGTTATTACTTACGTTACTCCTACTTACTTATAAGGTCATTCTGCGAAACCTGTAACATCACGAATTGTTACAGTAAGGCACCATATAGCTTGTCTAATGCAGCCTTTTCATGTCGTGACACCCACATCTTGTTAGTTTCAAGGACTTCACCCACCTCATCTTGAGTCATATCTTGGTAATATCTCATCTTGATGATTGCAAGTTCTGTTGGCGTTAGTGACAACTTTGCAACACTTAGTAGGTAGTCACTGAAATTCTTGGCCTCATAGGCAATGGCATGGTCATCTGTGAATATGGTGTCGTTGTCAAGAGATTCAGTCTTGTTCGATACCGCATCCATCAGACTGCATAGGGTGACTTCAGAGACCCCACTGAGGTTATCCAGACCGTCACCCCCAGAGATGGCGTTAGAAGCCGCCCTAGAGGCCCATGTGCAGGGGATAGACACTGCCTTGACCTTGATGTTCACATAGTCATTCATTGCCCTACGGGCTGCACCTACGAAGTCGGACTTGTTTGTCTTGCCAGCTTCACGACACTCATAACAGGCAAGCAGGCCCTCACTCACTAAGTCTTCATACTGGTCTTTACTACGATAGCGATTAGCCAAACTCTTGCACAAGATGTGTAGTTCATCGTCAGTCATCAACCTCTCCCTCTTGTGATAGTTCTTCTTGTCGTTTACGGATCATATACGCGACATCATAAAGAGTGACATCTGGACATGAACGTAAGACCTCGGACAGTTCATCTAGTGTCACAGTCATTCTCCCATCAATGCAGGCCAGCTAACAGGAAACAGGTCACCCATCACCTTGCTGATCTGATTGGCCACCACACGGCTCTCATATTGAGTGTCAGAGGCACAGCGTAGGAGACACATGGAAGCAAAGGCATCAAGGCTACCCGACCAGTAGAACTCGGTCATTAGTGATTGCGGTAGGACCATTCTGGCTTGTTCAGGTGCCACTCCATTACCCAGTAGAGTTTGGTATGCTTGTAGAGCCTTGTTCTCAGCGTTGTAAACTATTGTACCTGGGCTGATAGGGAACTTACCATCTTTAATCCACTCTACAACACCCTCAGACCCTTGTTTCTTGTCAGCACTACGACCACGCCAGACATCAGGTGCATAGAACTCTACATTGTCATCCACGTACCTACGACTGATGGTATTAACCCTCAAAAACTTATGCTTCACAAGTTGAGCGTGTACGAACAATGGACATTTAACATGGAAGGATGCAAAGGCATGACCGAAGGGTGACAGGTGCTTATGCTTGGCTAGATACCGGATCAGCTTCTTGTCACGTTCCTCTAGCACAGCGATCAAGTCACCACAGCGATTACCATTCTCGTAGTCATAGTCCAGCCACTCAACAGCCTCAGACTCTTTGCCAAAGGATACCCGTGCAGCGTTAACAGTTGAAAGGTCTGACCCCATGTGGTCAATCAAAGTAGCTTTAATCTGAGGGACTTGTCCCGATTTATGTGTCATCTTTACTCTCCTCTGTAAGTTTAATTAACCGATCACATCCCTCAATAGCATCTTGTCCCATTACATCTGGACTGTAGCCCATGTATGCAGACACAACCATGCGGGCATAGAGTTCACCAAGGAGTTTAGTCTCATACTCTTCAAGCAAATCCTTGTTTACAGTGGCTGCCTCAAGATCGGCAAACAACATCGGCAAAAGTCTAGCTGCAACTGTATTAACTGCCTGTTGTTTAACCTCTAATTCATCATCTGACATCGGCAACCTTTCATGGTTCTGCGTCATAATCTTTTACCCCATGTTTCTCAATATCGTTCAGCATAGCCTTTAGCATCCATACTATGTCACCCAGAGATTCACAATCAATACTGACAGGGTCTTGGGTCCAGCCATCGCCATCTGCCATAGGATAGTACTCGTGCATCGCATAGTACGTCTCCCCCTTGTCTGTCAGGTGTCGCATGATCTGGTAATGCCAGTGAATACTCATCAGAATACCTCACTCATCAGCTTGTCCCAAGCACTATTGATTATCTTACGCTCTATCAAGTAGCCATCAGCAGTATAGTATTGAAGAACTGTGATCGTAGCTTTGCCATCGTGATACAGAGAGTTCAGGTCAGTGTGTTCGATGTCACTGAGCTTAGGCTTATTCACCAGACGGTCTATCTCATTTATGATAACCGTAAGGCTCTCTTCTAATCCTACCACGACAAACTCTGTGAAGATGTCATCACTACCTTCAATTAGACGTTCAACTAGTTTTTCTTTAAGGGTTCTCATTTAGTAACTCCTCTACTTCCTCTGTTGTGTACGGGCCTTCAATAGACTTACCATAGTCAGCCAAGACCTTCAAGGCATCAGCAATATCTAATCCGTATGCAGCACAGGTCAAGATAAACTCTAGCCCCAACTCTGTGATCTTCTTGCTTGAGATGTCATCAATGTCGAAGGTATACGTTGCTGAGCCATCCTCGTTTTCTTTCACGTCAGTGACTATAAGCATTGCTAGTTCGTCAGTCATTGGTCTGTCCTTTCAATATGCTGCTTTTCATTGCGTCCGCCAGTATAGCAGTGCGGGTTTCTTCGGTGTTGAGGGCGCGGATGGCGTCGCCGCATACCTCACATGCATCATCAATATACGGCATTACATCGGGTCGGTTTGGGTTTGCGTTTTCAAACATAGTGAGTGTCTCTGCACATTTACCCTCCGCCAGATCAAACGTCGCAGCGATGATGGCGTCAACAAGATCGGCGCGAATGTATCCAACGCCGCCACCGTAGTCGGTTGCCCACTGCCCGTAGGTGCCAAGCGTTTCCCAAGCCTGTATCCGTTCTGGTGCGTCAGCCATCACTCCACCCCCTCAGTAGCCTGTGCCAGCGCGGTGTGGCATATCTGGTAAAGGTGTGTCATGGCACGAAAACCGCCATGGCGTTTCCATTCAAATCTCGTGACACAATAGTGCGATAAGCATGTGTGCCGGAAAGCGTTTCGAATACCATTTCTGTCAAAGTATCGCCGTTTTCGGTTATGATCTTTTTGACGGCTTCTGCCAGTTCGTCAGGTGTGAGTTTCATGGTGGTGTCTCCTATCTAATGTCTAAACCTAGAATGGTACATCATTATTTCCATCACGGGGGTCATCATAGAACCCCTTAGTCATACGCATACGGTGATCCTGCAATGATGCACACACTTGTTCCATCTCATCAAAGATACTAGCTGGCAGGATACCCATCTCACGAAGGTGCATTTCAATCTTAATACTCATGGTGTTATCTTTCACTTGTGTGGTGTTTCGTTAGTGTAGAAGATATGATTCCCTACGACACCATCAATACTATAGTCACTGGCCCAGAATGGCAAGACCTCATTTGTATGATAGTGGGTACTCGTAAGACCCATCAGATCGCCCTGTAGAGCCTCTGTAGCTACGTTCTGGCTAGTGACCCATGCGGATTGGTCTAGGGGGGCTGTATGACCCCTAGGATCATCGTGACGACCATCATGGGTGTAGCTGAACGCCTTAGGTTCATTGACGACAGCACAGACGGTATCTGGATACCTCTCATCATGCACACGATTGATGATTACATTGGCAACAGCTTCCTTCCCTGTGATCCCTTCGCTACGGGCCTCGAAGAAGATAGCTGTTGCTAGGCATAAGAGGGCGCTCATGTGACACTAATAACCTTATTAAGCATGAAGCTCTTCCACTGGGCACTCTTCAACTCGTAAATTGGCACTTGCCCACGGGCCTTCATAGCTTCACCTTGGGCTGCACCACGCTCAGACCCTACGATCTTGGACGATGGCTTGAACAGGCCGTTGATGACACGGATGCTACCATCAGCCTTGATGAAGGATACAGTTGCGATCTTGGTATCTTTGGCTTTGATGACAGTTTCCACTTGCTCAGGTGTCATTGTGTTGGTCATAGTTTTATCCTTTCGCTTTCAATACATAGGTAACACCATCAATTACTACTTCTTTACCATTACAACTGGCATTCTTCTTAGGTGAAGTAGCAGCTTTATGCTCTGCTTCTGTTAGTTGCTTACCGTTAATCCACCAAGACTTATCACCATTGGCCCACTCGATAGCAGGTCCATCCTCACGGTGAATCTTGCCATTCAAGTACCAAGACTTATCACCATTGGCCACCTCAATAGCAGGTCCATCCTCACGGTGAAGGATGCCATTCAAGTACCAAGCTTTATACCCCTCAGGGTATACCTTAACTGTATATTCAATCATCTTATTTACTCTCCTTTAGAATATAAGTAATACCATCAATTACCACTTCTTTACCATTACAAGTAACCTTAGGTGAAGTAGCAGCCTTATGCTCTGCTTCTGTTAGTTGCTTATCATTAAGGAACCAGCACTTATCACCATTGCTATACTCAATAGCAGGGCCATCTTCTCGGTGTAGCTTATCGTTAACGAACCAGCACTTATCACCATTGCTATACTCAGTAGCTGGTCCATCTTCTCGGTGTTGCTTACCGTTAAGGTACCAAGACTTATTACCATTGGCCAACTCAATAGCTGGTCCATCCTCACGGTGACGCTTACCATTCAAGTACCAAGCTTTATACCCCTCAGGGTATACCTTAACTGTATATTCAATCATAGTTTTATCCTTTACCTATCGGTTATCGCATCAAAGATGCTTTACTATCAATGTTATGCAGGTGATTCTGCGCTCATACACGTTAGTAACATATTTCCACTGAGGGGTGCAAGGTTAATCTTCACAACTAATAGCGACAAAAGAGATGCCACGCAATGCCATAAGCTCTGGCTGGCAGTTCTCATTCAGTTGTGTCGCTCGCACGATAGCACCCCCTTGGGTGTACGTCTTACCAGTCTCCAGCTTGATGATCCCATGTTTAGTTTCCATGCCCACGACATAGTTCTGTGCTTCGCCCTTCATTCTCATCGTCCCTTATTAGTTTCGTTTGCAATAATCTTCCAGCCATCCCAAGCATCAAGTGGCAGGTCCATCATCTCTAACTGACGAAAGTCTGCCTGCTTATCAATGAACACTTTTGCATCATAGGCCATCAGGAAAGCTGCGATAACTACTTTGTGACCTTCACTGTCCTCGAAATATACGGTGGTAATCATTATTTCTTGTCCTTATATTGGATTGCAAACTGATGTGGAACCCACTTGACCTGACCATTGCGGGGGCCACCGTAGCACTCGATCAGAAGCTCTGAGGCATACTGGGAATGAGTGTTGTTGTGCTGCTGGTCGATCACGATGAACTTGTTACCAGCGGCATCAGACATCGTGTCACCTACGCGCAGCTTATTGTTCATGTTGATGTTGTAGTCCATGTTAGCGAATCTCCTCTGCTACAGCTTCATATTCCACGACATCAAGCAGGTTGTCAAGCTGTTCTTGCACGGCAATCAGGTCATCCTTGACACGATCCATGTCATGCTTGGCATCAATCAGGTAAGAAAACAGACGCTCAATGGTCTTTTCCTTGGGTTCATTCTCTTCTTGCGAGATGTGGCTCACGTTGATACCACGATCAGCATCGACCACACATTCCCCTAGGCGGGAGATTATCTGCTTCACGTCGAACATGATGTCTTTGATGTCTGCGGTTACGATGTCGGTCATGTTATTCTCTCCTAACTTTCAGTTTCTAGAATCACCCTACATATTTCCATCGCGGGGGTCAAGCTCTTTTCTTGTATCTTGACTTGTTCGTGTTGTTCACCGCCTGTGGCACATCCCGCAGGTTCTCTAGCCTGTTGTCAGAGGCATCCTTGTTTATGTGATCTATGGTGCGCTGAGGCCAGTCACCGTATTGCAGCGCCCAAGCTATCCTGTGGGCCATGTATTGCTCACCACGATGATAAACTCTAATGTAACCATCTGTTTTTGACATATACCCAGCGACAGCCCCTATTTCCACTGCCCCATATCTTGTATCAGTGAACACTAAATTCCCACTGCGGGGGTCATACGACAAAAACGATTTGAACCTCCCCAATAATTCTTGCGTCTCTCTTTGCTTTGGTGATCTCATATTTTCTCTCCTAATTCCCACGAGGGGGTCATTTTCCATCAGGGGGGGTAGGCCACTAATTCCCACGAGGGGGTCATTTTCCATCAGGGGGGGTCTGATGTTATACTATAACACTGTGACATTTTTGCAACGATGTTCCTGATTCGTTCTCGTCTCATGTCAAAAGATAGTGTCAAGATATCTTTCGATACGAATCGGTATCTTTGGATATGTCAATAGTATCTTTCGATACGAATCGGTATCTTTGGATATGTCAATAGTATCTTTCGATACGAATCGGTATCTTTGGATATGTCAATAGTATC